GCTTGAATTTGTAATCATCAGATCGTTTAATTTCCATTTCGGAGAAAATCGCAAGCTGATAATTTTTCAAATTGCCATACGCCATACAGTACGTGCTTGCAGACGTTCCAGTGTCCGCAATGGACCCGCAAGCACTGTTAATAATGTACGGGATACCGTCAATCGTTCCAAAGCCTCCGGTCTGAGCAGGAATGATAGTATGATATTTCTTTCCGTCTGAGGTTCGCAAACGTGCAAGCGCCGCCAAATCCTTTTTGTTCAGAATCAAAACGCAAGCCCCTTCGACCGCTTCCTCATTACCATAAGCAAAAATAATCGTATCTAAAGTTGTGTTATCAATCGCTGCCATGGTTAAATCGGTACTGGCTTCAATTGCCGTTGCATTCGTGGAAAAAATACCGGTTAAGCTGTTTGCACCGCCTGCACCAATCATGATTTCTTTTGCTAACTTTTTGCGCAAGGATACGCTCACGCCTCGCAAAATCACGGATTCATAAGGAGCAGCCGGAAGTTTTTCTACTTCTTCGGTTACTTCATTATAAGCAGTCACTTTTGTTTTGTTTATTTGCGCATAGCCGAAAACTGTTTCTGCTTCCGCATAGTCAGTTCCTTCAGTAGTATAATTTCCTGCTGCCGTCCCTTTTTCATAAGGTTGCTTGTAAGATTCGCCACCAGGCAAGGGCAATACATCTACAGCATCAATCAAACTCGACACCTGCTGGAATGTCGGTTTAATTGTGTTAGCACTGTAGGACGGTACTACAATGTTGCTGGAAGCAACTGTGATCGAGCGTCCTTCCCTTAAATCTTTTGCGCGTTTTTCCTGTTCTTTTTTTCTGGCTTCTTTTTCTTCCCTGTTCAAGTCAGCTGCTCCACGGCTTTCAAAGCCTTTACCAGGAACGAATGTGGCAGATCTATCCTCCGTTTTCGCATTGTTTACAGCGTGCGTGCGTTCTTCTTGTTCATCCGCTCTTCCCAGGTCCCGCTGTTCTTCCGTTTCAATAGAGGCAAGCATACCGCGTAGCTCATCAATATCCCGATTCACCTCTTCCAGCTGAGAGTTAATAGAGCGCAGTTCAACTACATCTTCAGATTTTTCGCTACGAGTCTGTAAGTCCTTTTTCTTTTCCTCTTTTTCGCGGATTAGTGCTAACAGTTTTTCTTTTTTCATTTTCTTTATCCTTTCTTAATAACTCATAATCTTATTTTTTAATTTATATACTTCAAGCTCTTTAGCACTGTCCAG